CAGTCTGTAGAATTAGTTGCCACTGCTCCAGAACAGTATGCCTCATTTACTGGCTTGTCAGGGTCTAAAGAACTATTTATTTGTTGATGTAATACAAAGTTTGCAGGTTCATTAATATTAGAAGTTGAAGTTAGCGGAATACTTTCATTTCCAGCTGAATCAATAGAAACAATAAAATACTTATATGTGCCACCAATTGACTCAAAACGAGTAACGAAAGTAGCAGGTCCTAGTAAGTCTTGTTCTATTGTATCTATTAGAGCACAAGTTGTAACATCTCTATCACACCTTGAAATTCTATAGTTTTCTATAGGCATTTGTCTAGTAGTTAAGCTAGGATCATTCCAGTCTAACTTAACATAGTTATCAATAACTTCTACAGACAGACCACTAGGACTGGTGGGCACGTCTATCGTAACATCAACAAAGCCTTTGTCTCCGTAGTTACCTGCAGTATCTATAGGTGCAACCCAAAAGGTTCTAGTAGGTTCACCAGAAAAAGGCCCCCAACTACACCGCACTGATTTAGTAGTTCCGGACTTTAATTCTGGAGCAAATAATGCATCTGTTGCTAAAACTCCGGATAGATTTCGTCCATTACTCCATGTATCCCCATATCGTATTTCATATGTATCAATAGGTAAAGTAACTGCAGAAGTAGAGCTCCACTGTAATAGAACATTTACAGTATTATAGGTATTTGTTACTGTAGGTTTTCCAGGTTTTATCACCTCTATAGGTACACTAGCTGGAATACCTTCATTTCCTGCTGAGTCTACAGAAGTAACCCAAAAAGTCCTAGGAGTAGTTGGCCCCCATGTAACTTTAGTTGTCCAATCTGTAACTTTGCTAATTGCAATATCTGTAGCACTTGACCAAACATCCCCGTATCTTAGTACATAGTCTACAATAGGTAGATTTGAAGAAGGTGTAGTCCAGTTAAGAATTACATTAGGGCCTGTTATATTAGAGGTAAGAATAGTTGCATCTGGTCTAGCTATTGCACATGTAAAACTTTTAGGTACCCCGTAGTTATCAGAATAGTCCTTAGCTGCAATCCAAAAAGTTTTAGAGTCTACACCTACTGATCCATATAACCCTGGGCCCCAAGTAACTGGGTAAGTTATAGACGCAGTAGTAACTACCTTAGGATCAGTACCTGCAGCCCAAGTACTACCTTCTCTAATTTCATATTCTTTGATACCTTGATGGGTCGTACCTGGAGCAGTCCAAGTAATATTCACATCCCCTATATTAAATACATGAACTATAGAGCTAACTGCACTAGGTTCAGATACTATATAAATTATAGGAGTTTCATCTACAGAATAATTACCAGTAGTGTCAATCGCTTTAAGTAAATAAGTATGAGTACCTGTACTAACAGCTCCTACTTCATGATGAATAGACGTAATATTAGTAGCAACTACTGTTGCTGTATCCCATACTAATCCCTCGCGAATTTCATAATAAGCCCAATCTATATCTGGATTAGCTTTCCAATGTATTGTCAGTCCTGAAGAGGGTACCCAAGTAGTAGATAAATCCCGCACATTCATTGGGGGTAACGTCTTACCGAGTAATACTTTAGAGGCTGTAGTCCAAAGAGACCTTTTATTATTTACTAAACTTACGGTTTTAACTCTTACTTCATACTCTAACCCAGCAGCTATCCAAGTATGACCTGCTGTAGTACAATCTGTACTAGTTCCATAAGAGGTCCAAGCGTGGCCTGCTGCAATACAGGTAGTCTGGCTTGTAAGTGTAGGATCTGCTAAACAATCTCCACTATCACATCTTGCTGGCATTGAGTAAGTATTAGGAATAGTAATACTACTATCAGTAGCATTACCTGAAGTATTCCAAGACTCGCCCTTTATTCTCCACTCTACCTCATAATGACTTAGATAATCATAAGAAGACCTTAACCAAGTATAAGTAGCAGATTCACAAGAGGTTTCATCAGTATAGGTATTATCTTCTAAACAAAAGTAATTTTGTCCGGGAGCTGCCCAACTAACATGCATTCTATTTATAATAGTATTGACATTACTAAATAATTCTTCAGTTATATTAATATCAGTTACAGGTGGTGGAGCAGTTCCCCAAGGCATCCTTTCACTTATACTTGTTATCTCTATTTCATCCCCAAGTTCTATAGCAGCAAACTTAGATTCGTTGTACTCTAGCCCAGTGACAGTAAATTTATTTAATTCATCTTCTGTAATAGATACTACTCTATATAACTGGGACTCTACTTGCCCCATTCTCTCCAAAGTCCACACTTGCATAGGTAGGGGGTCAAAATCTAAATCAGATTCTAATTCTATAATATTGGTCGAGTATGTAGAGGCACTTGGGTTAATAGTAACATCTTTAGTTACTATATAAGACCCTTCATCCCAATTTTTACCTGCCCCCATACAAGCTGTTTTAGAAGTATATGCTGAATTAGTACTGCCATCTTGATTAGTACACCTATCATCAGGTTTTATGATACTGAAATCCATATCATCTGCGCCGTTTAGTTCTACTGGGGCATCTAAACAAATGGTTCCTCTATCCGTAACCGTCCATTTTCTGGCATTCCACTCCCAATAATCTCCGGTAGTATGGCCTATTACATCTTGAAATTCATATTTAATACCATAGTTATAAGATTGCTCTCCTGTAACCATGCGTATGTTAACTCCGGAAGCAAAGTCTAAGACACCATTAATAAATACATTGAAAGTATCATGCATCGAAGAAGTAAGAAAAGTAGACCCAAATTCCAAGTCTATACCCGTACCATGGGTGTTTTCAATATATGTAAGACCAAGTCCTGCAGCAGCATTTAAAAGGGCAGAAAAATCTCTAGGTGTTTCATACTCCCATATATCCCCCTCATACAGTACTGGGGATTCAAATATTAAATTTGTCTCACGCACTGCTACTGTAGAGGAGTGTTTATTTTTAAACCTATAAGTATCCCCATCATACGAACTTAGGGTAATCCATTCTTCTGTTATTGGGATGGCAGGATCTACAGGACTACAAGTGGAATCAACTGCATTCCAACTTCCATAGCTATTTGTACAACATAACTCAGGTGTAGATGAGGACCCATCACTACAACTCTCATATTGTTCTGTTAAAGCCTCATCTCTAAACCATGAAGTATCAGTAACAAATATATTATGAGTTTCTGGTACATGAGTTAAATATACTACAAATCTGTATACATCGTCAGCATCTCCAGTATAGGTACCTGTACGAGTAAAATCATTTAGTCCTATACCTGTATAAGTAGTATCTAATTCACAGTCAGCTTGACTAGTATAACTAGTATCAGAACATACAGCAGGTATAATACGTCCACCATATCTAACACCGGCTCTATGCTTATCGGATACCTTAATTAAATCCCCTGGTCGTACAGGAGCACCCTCAAATCCAGTGGAGAAAGTAATACCTTCAGTTTCTAATCGCTCAGTATATAGAATCCATTTACCTACCCTCTGTGCTTGACCCCTAGAAGTACACCCAAAAGCTATAACGCTTTTCTCTACCATTCCGTATCTTTGTATGCCCTCTCTATCTTCTACATACTCTACAGTCTGTTTATAACCATTAGCTGGGTCATTCCAAGTAACTAATACTACATTGTGTCTGGCTTTCTTAGAAGAGCCTGTATACGTGAAGTCTCCTCCAAGTACGTTAGACTCGGTAAAATGAAATACTGGTAATTTAGGAGAATCTTGAATTGCAGATACTAACCCTTGATCCCAATAAACTAACCCTCTAAATATGGAGGCTAGATCGCTTAATACTTTGTAAGCTTCATTTGCTCCTTGTAAGTATAAGTTACAAGCAAAACGTGGTTCTACCTTTGTAGTAGCACCGTCCATAAATCCAGATGGTACTCCTACATATTTACCATCATCATCTACTGCGTCACAATATCTAGCAATTTGGTACAATGACCATTTATCAATATTATAATCATCTAAAAATTGTCCAAGGCCATATCTATCATTAGTAAGAATATCGTAATAGATCCAGGCAGGATTACATGTCCACTTTACGTCAAAAGTGCCATTCCAGATGCTGTCATACAAGAAATCTCCAACTTGAGTTACATTTGGGTCATAGGGAGTATAGTTCGAAGGAACTTTTACTTTCACTCCCTTAATTTCATAACCTCGTCTTGGTACGTGCCCAAATTGTTTGGCATCCAGCTTTATTCCCATTAAGGCACTATTAGGATAAGAAAATTTGTTATCTATAATCTCGGTATGAGTATGCCAGTAGATATCATTTCTTAGAGTTTGGTCCTCTGAGTCATCTGTTAATCTTTTAAGTCTTATAGCAACTTGAGTAAACCCAGCAGTTTTCCAGCTGGCAGGTATAGGAAATCTATGGCTCCAATCGTATCTTGCAGTAGTTTTTCCTTCTTTAGTAAAAGTACCTTGAGTTATCCAACTACCACTATTATCTACTTGGAAAGATATCTCGTATTCAACAGAAGTTCCGTGGGTATCTCCATTGTCTTCAGTATGAGCAAAAGTATTAGTATACATAGATACGCGTATAGCATCCATATTACTATTAGTAAGAGTACGTATAACTCCAGTAGGAGTAGCTCCACTCTTTTCTATTTTAATACCAACAGCTTTTTGACTGCCTACAGACTCAAATCCTGGAATATAGGCTTGTCCTTGACCACCTTTCCTCTCATCCCAGACAACATCTTCAAAGTTATAGTTACCTGCAGAATCTTGTAAAGGAGTATCATCAAAAAATATAGATTTAGCACCGTCGACTAATCCCTCGATCTCTCCTTCAGACACTAAATCTATTATTTGAGCATTTCCAGTAGAGTGCAGAGTATTGGGATCTTCTACACCACCGGCAGCTCCACCACCGCCATCTTTACCACCACCAGCGCCTCTAATAGGTTTCTTTATATATTCCATTAATCTTTATCCTGTGCTACTATATAAGCATTAATTACTGCTCCACCTACTCTTACAAGCCCGTAAGCTATTGGTATTGGAACACCTTGTCTTTGTGTATTTACGGGGCCATCAAAATGATAGTTCTCTGGAGTTTCTACATCTCCTTTAGGGTCTGGGGCCAAGTATTCTGCAATACCAGAGAACATCATTGATACTCCAAAGTTTATCAACATTTTACCAGCTATTTGTGTAAAAGACATCTCTGTACCCGGGGGTATAACATCCATACCACCCATTTGGAACCCAACATACACCATAAGAGCTCCAACAAGTATTTTAGCTCCCTTACTTTTAGATCCTAATATAGCTGGTATTATTTTTATCTTCTCACTACCTGTAGGACTACGAAGCTCCTGTAGATCTTTATCTATTCCATCTACTAATACTCGATACCCTATACTTCTATCTTCAGACGTAACTACAAAATCCTTAAACCCAGGCAAAACAGCACATAAAGCACGAATTGCTTCTGCGGCACTATGAACTTCTAGAGAAAAGCTTTTCCCAAACTTCTCTCTTAATTCCCCATATAGTACAACTTCACTCATTGTTCTTCCGCCGTTAATTGTGCATTAATTACTGCCCCACCTACTATTAATTTCCCGTATGCAATAGGAACTGGGTTACCCTGCCTAACAGTATTTACTGGTCCATCAAAGAAATAATTCTTAGATTTTTCTGCAGAAGTAGCAGTCCTATCGCCTGCTAAAACTCCTGCAATACCAGAGAATATCATCGAAGTACCAACGTTAAACATAATTGCCCCAAGAGCCATTTGCCAAGTTACTGTACCACCTGCCTGAAGAGTTGCTAAAACATTAATGCCACCTGGACCAGCTACCATAAAGGCGCCCACAACTAGTACTGCTCCTATTATAATAGTAGCCCATTTAGACTTTGAACCGGATACTACAGGTATTATCTTTAAAACTTTCCTTTTATCAAAAGTTTTAAGCATAACATCTTCTATAGCCAATTCTTGCTTACCATACACTAATGCATATTGATTACCTTCTACACTAAGAGTACCTTGAAATGTCTTGAAGTTAGCCATTAATGCACATATAACTTCTCTAGGAGAATTTACATCAAAAGTAAATTCTTCACCATATTTATCTTTTAGTTCTCCGTATAGTTTAACATCCGTTAACATAGTGATTCATGCCTTAAGTGGTGTACTGTATGTTTTTGCCAATACCCACCATAAATTTCTTTAGTAGATAATTTACCTAATACATGGTGGATAATAATGCCTCCTCCCATATATACTGCAGCGTGATTGGCAACCTTAGAAGCTAATTTAATAAGAAATACATCATACTTCTCAGGCTTCGTATCAATTAATTTTACGAACCCTTGGGGCTCGAAGTTCTCTATATAGTAATCTTTACCCTCT